ACTCCTGTGAAAGATAAATCTGCAAAGTCCACAATTGCGACTCCGCCTGTTGCTAATGAAGTTTGTTGTGAAGCAAGAGTTCCACCTTTTGCTGCATACTGACCAGAAGCACTAACTTCTCCGCCTGTAATATAAGCTGTAGTTGCTGCACTTAATGTTGCAGTTGATTTATATAATGCTAATTTAAAAACATCACCACCATTTTCTAAATCGTGAACTCCCTCTAAAATTTCTTTCTTAAAACTATTGCAAACTGCTTGTGTAATTGCCATGTTAATTTCTCCTTATAAATTTTAATTATTCGGTGAAGGTGAAGGTATTTTAACCCTTGGCACTCCATCCGTGTACTCGTCTCTACGTCTTCTGCCCATTTGCTCCAACGCAAAACTTTGTATGGATACATTATACTTGTCTGAATAGATTTTGTACATATCCATCGGTCCTTTTAAAAACTCATAGGCTTGTACCATTACTGCATTAAATAGTAGGTCAGGAGCATTTTTTGACACATAAGTTTCTGTATTTGTAGAGCTTAACTCATCTGGTGAATATATATAACTTAATTGCACTTCATACTGAGCATCTGGAGTAGGTGCCATAATTAGTGTAGTTTCTTTCCAATTAGCATAATATTTTGGTACTCCTGTAGCTTGTGTAGAATTAAATTCAAAAATAAAACTTGTATCTCTTTTGTCCAGATATTTTTTTTCTGAAGGTGATTGAGTAGTATCTAATACATAAATTGATCTAACAATTATTGAAGTTCTTGAAGCTGTAGTTGCAGGAGAGCTTGGTAAAATTAAATAAGGTGAATTAATATTTAAGTTTGCTGTTGCATATTCTCTAGTATAATCTGCATCAACTTCCCTAAAAATACGAAGTTCAGCATCTCTAATCATTGATTGTAAAATAGAATCAGTAAGAACAGAACTTCCAACTTCTGTATAATCTCTTACCTTTTGTAATAATTCAGCAAACGTCATGATATATTTATTGTAACACTCCCTATTGTTGACTGTAACCGTCTTTTGTTGTTTTCTTCATTAGCATCTATAGAGGGTCGCATACCATCAGATGTAAATTGTCCTGGCCAAAGAGCAGGATCAAGATAAACTACGACAGGCGCAGCTCTCTGTGGTCTAGAATTATATAATGCTACAGGATCAGCTCTGTGTGGTTTTGGATCTAATTGTGGGTGTTTCTTTTCAAATTCAGATATATGAACTAATGATCCATTCCACTCTTTAACCATTTCTCTATATGGAAATTCTTGTCCTGATCTGTCAGATATTGACTTAGCGAATTTTCCTCTTGCGTATGCCATAATTATCCTTGTGGGTAATAAACATTAGGGGAAATATAAACAGATGTCCTTTGTCCATCTTCTTCTAACGCTCTTTTCAGTTCATCTTCATATAAAAGTTTTAAAGCTTGTATTCTATCAGGTGCAATTTTTTGAGATAAGTAAAAAGCCAATCCAGAAACCATACATGGAAAAAATCTAAAAGGCATGTCTGCTGTGTTTGTGTAAGCACCTGCATCTTCAATTCTTGCTAGATAATAATAAAATATATTAGTGACTGCGCTTGTATCAGGAGCTAGATATAAACTTATGGTTGGAGTGATTTGTCTATCAACATAATACTGAGAAGGTGTACCCGCCTGAGTCTTGTTAGGAATAGCAATGTACTCAGATCTTGATACTTTAGTTAAGGTTTGTTGATTACCACCTGATACTGTTACCACAGCTTCAAGCACATCATTACAATCACTTGGAGTATTATAAGTAACTTGATTGTTTACTAGAGTTTCTGTTTTTGATTTAACCTTCCAAAGATTAATACCTCTGTTACCCCATTCAGAAAATAAAAGATTTAAACTTCTTCTAGCAGATTTAATATCATTACCAGAATTAGTCCTTACACCACATCTTTCGTAAGACTCTTCAATAACCTCATCAATTGATAAGTTAAAACTTGTAGTTCCTGAACTAGCCATTGCATCCTTACGCTAATATTTTTTCTTGTAAATGTCTTGGTAGATTTTTTTGTTTACCAATTAATTTACCTGTTTTTGCCATTATTTTCTTTTCTCTATTAGAACTTTTTGATGATCCAATTTTTTCTTCTACTTTTCTTATATCTCTAGGATTATCTTTTTTTGTCGACATTCCTTTACTATAACCAATAGGTTTATTCATAGCTCCACCACCCATTCTAGTGTGTACTTTTATTCTTCCGTTTTTCATTACATTACTCCTTTAAATTTTCCGCCTTTAACAGCAGCACCCATTCCTCTACAGATACCACCTTCAGACATTTTAAAAATTTTAGAACCAGCTAATAGTTTTCTTCTTTTAATAAAATCAGAAGTATTAGAGTTCTTTTTTTTAGTCATTTCTTTTAATGCTTTTAAATATTTTTTGTATTCTAATGCTTCGTCCATAATTTCTCCTTAATAATCTATCATACCACCATAGTATAATTTAGTAAACGCACCTTTAGATGCAAAAGTCTTTACATTTGTTGGTTTTCCACCAACTCCTTGAGTTTTACTTCTTTTCCTCACAACGGCACTCCGCTTCTGTGAGTCTGTCATCCTTGCCGCTTTTGCAGCAGGGACGCACTTTGGATACTTCCGTTTTTTGTCCGATGCTAATTTTGAACGACCACAAGGTGCGTACGAACCATCTTTTCGTTTGCTTCCAATATCTACCCATTTCTCTGAAAACCATTTTTTAAGTCCTCCACTTTTCATACCACCTGCTGGAACACAATTAGGAACCATACGGTTACCTTTTTTCTTCATGCCCTTTTGGACATAACCTTCCCAACAAGTACCTCGTTCACTCATTTTAACAAATCGCCGTAGTAATTGACTAAGCTCTCATTGGACATCTTGATGCCTGCAGAGTCATGCTTAATAAATTTACCTTGATAAGCTTTAATTGATTCTAATGTCTTTGCTTGTTTCTTATGTAATGCAGATGCTTTGTGTAATCCTTTTGCAACTTTTTTAATTTTTACTTCGGCACCCTTATTTGCATCCATTGCAATTGGTGGGTTACCTGTATTAAAAGTTCCTTTTTTTTGCGGATATTTAAAATACATTCCATCTCTTTCGTATTTACCTTCTTTAAATTTTGCTTTCTTTTTTGTTTGCGCATGTAAACCTTTATTCGCAGGTTTAGGTCCTTTGAAGTCTTTTCTTTTTACACCCGATGGATCTTTAATTTTACCTGCACAAATTTTACTAGCATATGCATTAGCATATGCACTGGGATATACTTTAAATTTTCTTTTGGCTGCAGCCTTGCCTCTAGCACATAGTTTTGTCATTGTCTTTAAGCCTCTTTCGGTTGTACAACTTCTTAGATTGTATCACTTTAGGCTTAAACAGTAAATGTCCTAGCGAGAGGATTCTTTTTATTGGATTTTTTGGCGTATAGTTTTTCTTTTTTCTTTTTCTTTTCATCTTTTGCGCCACGCATTTGTCCTTCTACTTGTTTTGCCATTGAGGCTCTACTAATTGCCATTATACTATCTCCTTTGCACTACCTAATATTGGTTTATATTTTGTTTTACCCTCTGATTTGTAAGCATGCAAGTAGGATGCTCTTGGTGTCCCCTCAATCCACGAGCAGTGAATCCAGCCTGAATTGGGTTCTCCAGGAGTGTAAAACTCAAGGATCAATTGATCTGGTGAAAGGTTATTTTTTATCCAATCAAAAAGTTCAGCGTTATCTACGCCAATACATTCAAAATCGGCCGCCTCAGCTTTTGCATGCTGCGACCTGCTTGAGCTGCCGATGGCTTCACACAATTCTACGCTACGGAAACCGCTTGTAATTTTAACCCTGCCAAAATGGTCACGTACCGGCTGTAAAATATTTTCACACAATGCTTTAAGTTTTTCTATTTGCTCTGCATTAGGATTATTGTTAATGCCCTTACGTATTGCAGTATCTGATTTAATTAATTCTGATAAAGTAAAATTTCGTGAAAGATTCATAATCACTCCAATATTAATTTTTTTATTGATATACTTCCGTCAATATTCGACTCTAGTTCTGCCATAGACTTTATACACTGATACTTAACATGTCCATCAGGTTTTAATTGACGCTTAGCTACACGTGCTCCTTTGAGGCATTCAGACATTGACGTTTGAATACGGGCCTCCTTAATCTCTCCTTGTACAATCATAAGTAGGGCTACAACTAACTCTGTCATAAAATTTTACCTTTGTTTTCACCTTTTTTAACAACATATTTTTGTGTGCCGTTCTTGCCGTGTTCAACAGACTGTTTTAAATTTTTAACAAAGTTCATTTGCTTTGCTTTCTTTTCCATGTCAGAAATATATTGTACCACTTGTCTAGTAATTCTTCCCGTTGCCATTTTCTCTTACCTTATCTTTTAATTCTTCTATATCTTTTAATGCCTTATCTAATTGTTCACTTAAAAATTCTATATTAACTTTGTTTGTCATATTCATCTCTTGAGTTTTTTCCATTTTTTCAACAGACTTGTACAAATCTTCGAGTAAAAAATGTTGCTCCTGATCTACGGGCACCTGTTCGGACTTCTTTAACAAATCATTTTCAAACAGCTCACGTGATGTCTCTAACGATACCAACCTGGCCGTCAGCTCCGTGTATGCGAAGACGCCAGCTGCGACGAGCAAAATTAGCGAGGCTACCGTTTTCATCGGCATCTGCACGGCAGCGGACTCAGATATGTTTAAAGGTTTATTACTCATCTTTTTTATCATACATCTCGTAAAACATGTTGTCACTATCCTCGGTTACATAGTTCGTATCTTCTGCATCCCAATAAGTATTTTGGACTTTATAGTCAGGCCAACTGTTATCAGTAGTATAGCTATTAATGTGCCACAAAAGACGATTATTAGGCTGAGCTGCATAATTGCCGTTATCAAGCTCCAATATATGCGCACACTTATGTTCTTGAGGAATTTCAGAGTGTTCTGTATCCAATATATTAACATCTGGATGTGCCCAATCAATCGTAAATAAATATTTACCATGATAAAATTTTTTATCTAAGCCTAAGTATTTGCCCTTTACACCATCCAGCCAATCAAAACAAGTAACACTAGGCCAATAGCTAAAACAATTCCACAATTCCAATTCATGCGTTTGCATATTCGGCACATCGGATCTATTAAAAGATTTTTGATAAAACGCTGATATAGGGAGACGCCAGTAACACGCACCGTTTGGTAACATGATATTAAACAAGAGCGCACGCCCTGATATTGATGTAAGACCGAAGATAACACAGTCTTCACTTTCTCCGTGATGTTTTTTAAGGTCATAAAGATACTCCTTTCTAATTTTGCAGTATATTGGTGGTAGATTTGCGTTCAGGTAAGACATGTTTGTATTTTTCTCTCCAATAATTTTTTCTTTCTAATATTCTAATTTTATACTCTAATTTATCAATACCTAAAAGTTTTTTTAATATATTTAACATTTCCATCTTCTTCTTGCTGCACATATTCTCTTATCTGGAGTTTTACTACAGTTAATATTATGCATCTTCATTTGTCCTCTTGATCTTCTACAATAAGAAGCTCTTCTTTTTGCAGCTTTTGAACCTTTTTTTACTTTACCAGTTACAGCTGTCTTAAGTTTAGAACCAGGATTCATTCGTCTATATGCACGAACTCCTGCTGCAGTCATACCTGCACCTGATTTTGTAGATCTAAAGTTTCTTTTATTTTTTGCAGGCATTCC